GGCCACACCAACGCCTTTGACCACTGCCAATCTGTCGGTTTGGGCGGCTCAAGTCACTACCATTGTCGGCACAACTGCTAACGGCACTGGCGGTGCTGGTATTGGCATTCCTGTTGAGGCTATCCCAGCCTTTGGTCAAGATGATGCCGTGGCTAGTTTTGGTGTTGCTGGCTCACGCCAAAGCGACAAAATCCCTGCTCAGTCTGCGCCTACCAGCATGACGATCACGGCTGCTTGGAACCCCTCCGACACTGCGCTGCTGCAAATTCGTTCTGATGCTTACTCGGGTGTTGTTGACCGCACGTTTGTGGTTGCAGCAGTTGAAGGCACAAACACTGTTGCTTATGCGTTTAATGGTCGTGTCGGTCAATTCCAGATTGATGCACAACCGGGCGCTGAAGCTAAGTGTATGTTTACGATCCATCCCCGAGGCAACCAGTTCGGCTGGTCGAACAACTGATGACAGTCTCTGATGCGATTGAGGCAATCGTGACCAGCTACGGGGACATTGATCTTGTTGCCCGTGGTTTGGTGGTTGACGCTGGTGAGCTTGCAAAGGCCACGGCTAATCCCGATACAGCCGAGGCGATTGCTTTGGCTTTGCTGAAGAAGTACAACATCACAGCGCCTGTGATTGTTATTGAAGAAGTAGAGCCAGACACAACACAATAAAACACATGATAGTAAAAGACAGCAACGACCTTCTAAACTTCCTTGTAGCCCAATCCGATTCTTCTAAGAATTGGTTTGGGTTTCAACAGCAGCGGATTACAGCAATCGCTCTTGCCCACGATATTGCAAGGTATCATGCTGACAAGATGACTGCTGATGAAGTCGTGGATTACGCCATTGACATCAATAATTCCATCTACCACAAGATTATCAAAACAAAATAAACCATGACACGACTCACAACCGCTTTTGGCGAAATCTCAAATCTTCGTACCAAGTCTTTTGAGCTTGCAGGCTACAACTTTAAAGTTCGTGTGCCGCTGACAAAAGAGCTTGATGCTATGCAAGAGCGCATTGAGAATTTTGACCTGTTTGAATTCCAGAAACGCTTTGACAAGATGACCGCATCTTTTCGCACCGGCACGTTTGACGGTGTTGTGGTGACGGAAGATGATGTTATTGTTGAAGGCCGGTCAACCAAAGAACTGGTGCAAACCATCTTGCGGATGGAAAACCGGATGGTCGAGTACATCAGGCTGCTGATTCCTGTCAATGGAACGCTTGATGGGATAACCTACGACGACATTGAGGCCGAGTGGCCGACAACTGTGCAGTTAGAAATTCTTGCAAAAATCTCTGAGGCAATACAGCCAGGATATAAGGACTCAAGAAAAAACTAATCTGGGACATCCGCTTACAGGCCCGAGCGTATATTTACGCTCATGGCGGGTGTCCTGATTCTGTTCCTGTGGACGATATGCGGAACATTGAGATTATGCTGTCGGATGGGATGTTAGGAAACAAGGCTGTGCTGCTAGCTTTGAGTTCTTTGACCACCGGCAATCTAAACTCAAAACTACAAAAGACGACAAGACCGTTTACGATGAAAGATGTTCTTCCATCAACGCACGAATACATTGTCCCGCCGCTGACCAAGGAACAACAGCAAGAACACGCCAGCAAGCAATTGATGGCATTCTTGGCTACCAGACCGGGTTCGGAGGCTTACCTGAAAGAGTAGCATGGCCTATGTTCCTGAAAACAAATCTGTCAAGCTAGAAGGCTTTGCAGAGTTTGAGCAGCAGCTAAAGGAAATGGCACAAGGGTTTCGTAGCGACTTGATTGCTAGGAGAACTCTTGTGCCTGCGGCTAAGACTGCTATGGAAGTAGTCTTAAATGCAGCCAAGACCCGCGCCTCGGTTGGCGACAAGCCAAGGGACAGCAAAAACCCAATTCACATGAGAGACACTATTCGTCTTGACGCTAGGATACCAAGCGAGAAGGACAAACGCAGTGACTATGTGAACGAGACTGATGCAGCAATTGCTGTTGTGTCTGTCAAGAAAAGCGCCGTGTCGCTAGCCAATGAATTTGGCACATCAAAAATGGGTGCGCGGCCTTTCTTGCGGCCTGCCCTGCAAGAAAACATCAACAACGTGTTGACTGAATTAAAATCTGCCTTGGCTGTTGGCATAACTGACTACGCCAAAAAACTGGAACGCAGGAGAAAATAATGGCCTCACAGAACATTGCACGGCTTGGTGTTGTACTTGGCCTGGACACGGCTGAATTTACTGCGTCTATTGACAAAGCCATTTCTGAAAATGCCAAGCTAAAAAATGCTATTCGCAAAGATAGTAATTCTGCTGCTGCCGAGATTGCTAATCTTAAAAACGCAACAGAAGACTACGGCAAGACCCTTACAAAAGTTGAGTTGATCCAGCGTGAAGTTACCTCTGGTAAGTTCATGAATGCTACGGCAATGATGAAAGACCAGTTGTTGCAGCAGGCTGCTGCTTACGACAAAGTTGCATTGGCTGCAAAGAATTCTGCTGGCGCTACGTTCAAGATGAACGAGCAGCAGAAGATTAACCTGACGTACCAGACAACTGACTTCTTTACGCAAATTGCGTCTGGTCAAAGCCCGTTCATTGCAGCTTTGCAGCAAGGTGGTCAATTAAAGGACACGATGGGTGGTTTGGGCAATATGTTTCGTGCCATTGGGTCACTGTTCACGCCTTTTACTGTTGGCCTTGGCGCTGTTACGTTAGGCTTTGGATCGCTTGGCTATGCCATCTACAAAGCTATTGATGACCTAGACAAGTTTAAAGACGCAATGACGCTGACGGGCGGCTTTGCAGGAGTTACTTACGACAAGCTGCTAAACCTGGGCAATGTGCTGTCTGACAAAACAAACGTATCAATAGGAAAAACAAGAGATTTGATGCAGCAGTTGGCTGCAACCGGCAAGTACACCGGCACAACCATTGACGCTGTTGGCGAGGTCATACTGCGCTTTTCTAAGATTGCTGGAGTGGACGCGGCCAAAGCTGCTGAAACGCTGATTCCTTTGCTGGATGGCACGGCAAGCTCTGCCAAGCAACTAAATGACAAGTATCACTTCTTGAACCTTGAGCAGTACAAGAACATTGAGGCTCTTGAAAAACAAGGTAAATTGCAAGAGGCTGCAAAGATGCAGGCTACTTTGCTTAATGAAAGCTTGCAGTCAACACAGCGTGAACTTGGCACATTGGAAAAGGCGTGGGAAGGCGTTAGGAATTGGGCATCTAAAGCATGGGATGCAATGCTTGGTATTGGTCGTGAAGACGGCTCTGCACGGGCAAAAGAACTTGAAAATTTAATCAACAAAACAAGTCAAACAATTCTTGAGCGAACAGGTTCTGGATTTAACGTATCTTTGTTGCAAGCTGAAGTGGATAAGATGAAAGCGGAGCTTGCCGCTATCGTCAACAAAGAAATAGCAAAGCTTGACGCTGCCGAAGCAAAAGCAAAACAAGCAGAAAAAAATCAACGCGAAATTAAAGCGTATTCTGGCGCTGGTGGTTCTAATAAAGGAAATGAAATAAATGCTGCTATTGCCAAAGCTAATGCTGAAATAGAATTTGGCCTTGCAAGTGCAAGCGCCAATGAAATACAAAAAATAGAACTTGAGGCAGCAAAGAAAACAACTGAAAAGAAACTTGAGTTTAGTAAAAAATCAGATGAAGAAAAGCGCGCATTTGGTAAGAGACTTGCAAGTCAAGAATCGGCCGAGCTTTTACTTATTGAGTTAGAAAAGCAAATAAAAATTAAACAAGTCAGGGAAAAATATAGGCTTGCTGAATATCAAGAAAGCGTAAGAATTCAGCAAGAACAAAACGATGCTTTTGTTGCGGAAGACAAACGGCGTGAAGCAATACGAATTGCAAATCAAGCTAAAACAAGAGACATGGAGTTTGAGCAAAAGTCTCTTGAGATGAAGTACAAAATGATTTACGCAACAGAGAAAGAGCAGCGTTTGGCGCAGATTTCTTTGGAGTATGCACGCAAGCGCAAAGAAGTTGAGGAAGGCCCAGACAAAGATTTCAACATGAGGCAACTTTACCGACAGGAAGAAATGGCAAAGCTGTTTGTCACAATGGATGAGTCTGCCAAGAAAACACAGCAAGTGTTTAACAGCGTGTTTGGCAACATTTCGTCTGCAATTGACAACTTTGTCAAGACCGGCAAGTTGAGCATGAAAGACTTGGCCCGTAGCATTATTCAAGACTTAATTGCCATTCAGATGAAAGCGGCTGTAATGCGCTTTCTTGGTGGCATATTTAACCCTGCGTCTGCGCTGAACGGCTCTAACGATGGCTGGTTTAAAAATGTGTACATGGCCTCTGGAACACCAACGGGAAAAGCCACAGGAGGCCCGGTAAGCGCTGGTAGCCCGTACATGGTAGGTGAGCGTGGGCCTGAGTTGTTTATGCCCTCTGGCTCTGGGACAATTATCCCCAACAACCAAATGAGCAGCATGGGCAGCACCACCAACGTGACTAACAATTACATTAGCGCCATTGACGTTAAATCATTTGAGGACAGGCTGCTTGGTAGCTCAAACACAATTTGGGCGGCTAATCAGTACGCCAACAAAAATCTGTCTACCAATTTTGGGAGAACTTAATGTCATTCCAAACCATCCTTGAGGTGCAGCAGTCAATGACTGTAAACAACCGTAGGACGGTGGGCCAGCAGGTCAGCCGTTCTGGTCAGATTCGTGAGGCGCAATACCTTACCGCTGTGCCGTGGGTGTTTACTGTTGTGCCTCACAATTACCTGTCTTACGCCACCTCGCGTCAAATCATCCAGACCATTGACAACAAGGATAGGCAATTGCCAGAGACAATTACCTTTAACGTGACAAACCTGCGGTGGTTTACATCCTACCAGGGTGGCGCGGCCACAACGCCAACGACTGTAACGCTAGGTGCTACGCCTGCAGCCAATTCACAAACATTGTCATTGGCTAACTTGCCTGCTTCTACCGGCTCTATTTTTAAGGCTGGTGATTTCATTATGATTGGTGGTTTTACCTACAAAATTACTGAAGATGTGCCTTACACGGGCGCAACTGCTACTGTGTCAATACACAGGCCAGTAATTGGTTCACCCGTGTCTGGCGCTGCTGTAGCGTGTGGCAACAACTGCACGTTTACTGTGTTGGCAGAAAAATGCCCGACCTATACACTTACGCCATCACCCGGCAGCGCTTTTGTAAATTGGGATGACGCATTTGTGTTTAGAGAGGACATCCCAGGATGACAACAACAATGACCGCACTGGATAGTTCTTCTATCCGTCACGCTGAGTTTATACGGCTGACTATGCCGTCTAACACCTACACCTTTTGTAATGCTGCTGCGCCAATTATTGTGAACGGCATTAGCTTTACAAACCTGGGCAGCTTGTTGCAGTTGTCAGATATAAAGCGCGACATTAAAGCCAACAGTTCTGACTTGTCCATTTCGCTGACCGGCGTGGACGGAACTAACGTGTCAATTGTTTTGGGCAGCGACATTAAGGGTTCGCGCATTGAAGTTTGGCGGGGCTTTTTAGACTCCAACAATCAAATCATCCAGACACCTACGCAGCAGTTCTTTAAGCGCTACCAAGGCATTGTGTCTAACTATTCCATCACGGAAGACTTCAATGAGCAGATGCGGATTCGTACAGCAACAGTAGGTTTGTCATGCGCGTCATTTCGCACAATCCTAGAGAACCGGGTTGGCGGTGTTCGCACCAATCCTAAGATTTGGCAAGCCTTCTACCCGAACGACAACAGCATGAACCGTGTGCCATCTATTGCAGGGTCATACTTTGACTTTGGCAGCGAGGCAACCACAGGTAGCCAAGCAGTTACGCAAGCCCCATCACAAAGACGATTCGGCCTATGATCCGACTTGCAACACGATACGACATACCAAGACTGCTAGAGTTTGTAGAGGCTTATTCAAAAGTTTATCCTGTAGCGGCACTTGGTGACAATACAAAACACGCGCCCAAGCACGTTGAGCAGTTGCTGTTTTCCATCATTAATGGCCGCGGGTTTATCCTAATTGACAAGCACATGACCGGCACACTGATTGCCATTAAGCAAAACAACATTTGGTGTCCTGACGTTGTAGAGTTGCATGAATTGCTGTGGTGGGTGGATGAGGAAAACAGAAACAACTTAATTGGCGGCAAGCTCTGGATTGAGTACGACAAGATAGCCAACAAACTGATTTCTGATGGCGCTATCAATTGCGCTTACACCTCGGTATCAGCAAATGGCCCGTTAATAAATTACACAAAGCGCGGATACAAAGCTGTTGGCGCTAGTTTTGTAAAGGAATAGTATGGTCGGGACAATGATTGTTGCAGCGTACTACAGCATTGGGGCTGGAGTTGCGTTATCTGCTGGACAAATGGCCGTGGCATTTGCAATTAACTTTGCGGTGTCGTCTTTGCTGTCACGAGCTTTTGCTCCTAGTATTGGCGGCAGCGCAGGCGAGGCGGTAGATAACGGTGTGCGGCAGCAAGTTCCACCATCATCCACAAACAGTATTCCCATTGTTTATGGTGATGCTTACTTGGGCGGCTCTTTTGTTGATGCTGCTCTTAGCACTGATGCCAAGACAATGTATTACGTCTTGGCTATCACGCACATAAGCCCCAACGGTCAGTTGACGTTTGACCTTACTGATATGTATTGGGGCGACCGCAAAATTACCTTTGATGGCACAGACCAGACCAAGGTGGTTGGCTTGACTGACAGCGCTGGCAACACTGACACCAAGATTGCTGGCAACATCTACATAGCCTTGTACAAGTCAACAGAGGCGGGGGTTATTACGTCTGGCAATGGCGCATCTGCACCTTCTACGTTTATGGGTGGTGCTGACCTGCCATCAGAATTGCGCTGGGCGGCATCAAACCGACAGATGAATGGTCTAGCCTTTGCGATTGTAAAAATGAACTACAACCGCGAAGCAGAGACTACACAAATGCAGGCGCTGACCTACAAGGTAAGTCATTACTTGAACGGCAGTGGCGCAGCAAAACCGGGTGACGTTTGGTATGACTACATCACAAACGAAAAGTACGGCGGCGCAATGTCAGCCGACTTGGTTGATTCGTCATCTGCTACAGCATTAAACGCTTATGCTGATGGTTTGATACCGTACACGCAGCCGGGTATTGGCCCTGCCACACAGCCTCGCTATCGCATCAACGGCGTTATTGATACAGGCCAGTCATGCCTAAACAATATCAATTCCATCATGGTGGTCTGTGACTCTTGGAATCAATACAACGCAGCCCTTGGTCAATGGAGCATTGTTATCAACAAGGCTGCGTCTGTTGCGTATGCGTTTGATGACGACTCTATCGTTGGCGAAATTCGCGTTAGTGCTTACGACATCACTAGCAGCGTGAATCAGATTGAGGCTGAGTTTCCTAGCTCAGAAAACCGCGACCAATCTGATTTTGTTTACTACGAAACGCCAGCAGGCTTGCTGTATCCCAACGAGCCAATCAATAAGCAGTCTGTGCAATTCAGCATGACAAACGATTCTGTGCAGGCGCAGTACCTAGCTACCAGAATTCTTGAGCAAGCGCGTGAAGACCTGATTGTGAGCTTTAGCACGGCATATCCAGGCATACAGGTTGACGCTGGCGATGTGGTGACTGTGACCAACTCATCTTATGGCTGGTCAAACAAACCCTTTCGCGTGATGCGCGTGTCTGAGGTGTCGCTGCCTGATGGCAACCTTGGCGCATCCTTTGAATTAAACGAGTACAACGCGCAAGTCTTTGACGATCAGGACATTACAAAGTATGTGCCTGCGCCTAACTCTGACCTGCCAGACCTGTCTTTCTTTGGGGTTGTGCCTGCGCCTACAGTTGCCTCTAGCTTTCCGTCTGCGGCTGTTCCTAGCTTTAATGTGCAGCCATCAATGGGCACTGCTAGTTTTGCAACATATGCGGAAATTTGGTAT